AGTACGCAACCTTTGGTCAGATCTCAATGAGGAGAGCGTAGAGCCTTCAAGGGCTTTGCAAGCGACTTTCTTCGTTGGTGTCGAGCCGATGATCATGACATCACGTGCTGAATTGGTTTGGTCGCAATTTTGCGACCGTAGAGACCAGATTAGCGCTGATGAGGAACTGGAACAGGATGCTTTGAGGACCGAAGTCTGGGATTTACTTCTAAACGACCATTTCGTTGATATAGTCCATGAAAGGGCTAAATTTAAGCGAATAAGGAATGGTGTGATCGATATTGAAGCGATCGCTAACACTTATCCTCATCGCCATTCAACGGTTGGTATGAGTCGGGTTAAACAAAGAGCGATTATGAACAGGTGTCAAAATAATCTAGCTGCGTTCAAAATGTTCATATTGTCAGTATTTGCAAGTGGAGCCCCCGTTGTAGGGGCTAGTAAAACCCTTGATAAGATATCTGATGATTTTGTGAGTTATTATGAATTGCTAAGCAAGTTATTAAAGTATGTTTATGATCACTTGAATCGCGAAGTTTTCTGTCTGAAATGTGATTTCTTTAAATTTATTGATTTGATTGACAGATTTTTGAGCAGCTTACCAACTCCGGTACTGTTAGCATGCATTATTTATATTGTATATTTAATTAAAAAATATTTAAAAAATAAAGTGTATTCTGTGAAGGAGACTGATACGTCTCGTGATGCGAAAGAGTATCAGACTGTGTTGATTCCTGAAAAACCTCAGGAGATCAGTGTGGCACAGGTGGTACGCGATGAAGTCTCGATGCCTGGAAGTTTTGCCAGGGATTCGGTGTGTAAAACCTTCGTTTTTGCTATTTGTTTGGTAAATGACGGAGTAGCTGAAGTAAAGGGAATGGGTTTTCGGTTGTTCGATTCTTTGGTAACAGCAAGGCATGTAGTAACTGCCCTGGAAGACGCTGTTGGCGAAGTTTTCGCGATTCCGTTCAAACCACGCTCAGATAAATCAGCCGTTCTTAATCTTGCAAAAGCCGTTAACATAAGTAAATATTTGTTAGTGGAAAATAACAAGGTTGAGAAGCTTACAGTGGATTTGTTCGTAGTTGATCTTGAAGAAAAACTGTGGAGTGTTATGGCTGTGTCAGCGGCCAAGATTGGCATCCGCAGTATGTTTGGTTTATGCGTCTCCGCATATTGCGTGGAGGCTGAACGCTTACAATCAGCAACTGGTAAGACAATTAAAAACTCGGAGAACTTGGAATTGTGGCACACGGCCACTACTAAACCAGGGGCTTCGGGCGGACCAATTTGCTGTGGCGACCGGGTCGTTGGTGTTCATGTTTCAGGAAGTGGAGAACATAACATCGCGTTTCGTATAGAAACGTTGTTGTCGTCTATACAGACCCCGGAATCGGCATCTGTATTCACAACTCCTAGTAGCACCGAATTGCGCGGTAGATGGGAGATATATGAGGACGGCGTAGGTAGAGCCAGAATGAGTGATGATGGCTCCGTTGATTATGGCTATTATGATGAACCGGCTCATTTTGAGTTCGATGATGAGGATGATCCCAATGTGGATTATTCAGATCCTTATCTTGATCGAAAAGGTGGGACGAAAAAGAAGGCCAAACGACCGGGTCTAAGATACGATGAGAATGATAACATGTATCCTATAGACTTTGGTGACTTTAAAATACAACGACCGCCTGTAACGTTGACGGAAGAGGTGTATGCTGAAATCGGTAAGAAGAACATGACGTATGTTAAACCGATGAAAACTCCTACTAAGTTAGCTTGCATGATGATAGAGAGTCAAATCGGGCCTCTTAAAGAACTGGGTTATGATGACTCAGCGTTCGGGTTGCCTGATTTGAATGCAAGTAATGAAGAGAAGTCACTCAAGCTACATCTTGATCTGTATGGTCAACGTGTTCAAGGGTGTACTAATCCACCCTCGGATGAAGAGATTAAGGCAGTGGTAGCGATAGCGGAGGGGATGTGTGCGAAAAATAAGTTTTATGTACCTCCAGATTTCGATACCAGGGAAAGAGCTAGAAATATAATTAACTCATCTGCAGTTAATTTATCTAAATCAGCTGGATACCCGTATAGTGACCAGGCGTTAATAACAAACCGTCAAGTTTTGTAACATTATGGGGTTGAGGGTTTTATAGACATTGTCCAACGTGAGTGGGATTCTGATTATGTCTACAAAGTCTTCAACAAAGCTGAACCACATAAGCATAGTAAGTTGGAGAAAGGTATGCTTAGAATTATAACATGTAAACCAACACATCAGATGGTTAAAGATCAAATGTTGTTTGCTGGTTTTAATGATCGATCAGTTAAAGTTTGGAAGGAAAGCCCTGTGGTCTATCCATACAGTCCGTTAGTGCCAACACATGTTGAGCACATTTATAACAGACTGAAAGGTCATAGAGTTTTG